TCAGCAACGGCGCCATGCCAAGGCCCTGGGCGCGCATCTCGATCGCCGCCAAGTCCTCGGCACCCGCCGTCAGCGATGCGCCCGAGGTCTCGATGAACCGCGCGTCGGCATCCGCGCTCGTGGTCAGGATCATCGAGCCAGCGCCGCCGCTGATCCCCTTGTCGACGGTCTCCTGGTCGATGCCCTTGACGAACAGTGTCGGCGCACGGGCGTGGTGCAGGATCCACGACTGCTGACTGCTCGACTGCCAGTGGTGGATGTTCAGCCACGCCAGGTCCATCAGCGGCGGCTTGGCCATCAGCACGTCGAGCTTCTCGGTGTAGGCGACGAGCACCGGGATGCGGCCACCAGGGAACCCGTGCGGAGTCGACGGCTCGACGAGGCGCATGCCGGGCGTCTCAAGCATGCTGTTCGTAATGATGCGCGTGCCTTCGGTGAGGCCAGCCGTGCCGTCGTCGGCCTCCCAGATCTCGTAGGTCGTGGGCTTCCAGACGCGCACCCGCACCACCTGCGTCGACGCGAATTCGTCGTCCTGCTTGTAGGCGATCTCGCGCACGCGCAGCTCGGTGATGACTTCCTCGCCGGCCTGCACCTCGCTGCGCCAACCGAGGATGTTGTCGGGGCTGATGCGGCAGAAATAGGGCCGCACGCCGGCATCCTGTTCCTCGGCGAGGTTCATCGGCCGCTGCGTCGTCCGGCCATCGTCCGCCACCTCGACGACCTGCGCCGGAACGTTGTCCACCATCACCACGCAGAAGCCGCGGTCGGTCAGATCCTCGAACAGCCGAGCCCCGAACGTCGTCAGGCTGGTGCCTTGGCGGTCGGCGTTCTCGGTGATGTCGTCGAGCATGCCGGGCAGGCCTTCGCTCACCGTCACAGCCTTCTGGAACGGCCGCGCCGCCACCTTCTTGACCGAGTCGTTGTAGAACCCGGTCAGAAAGCTGCGCTGCAGCCGCTCGATGTAGACGGCGTTGTTCTTCCGCTCGCGCCAGTCCTTCGGCATGCAGATCTCGCCCATCAGCCGCATCGCTTCGGTGCCTGCTCGCAGCGCGCGCGTATACCGCCACCAACTCAACTCCATCTCGCGCCTTGCCGGCGAGAACCTGCCGACGTTGAGGCTGCTGAGCGGCGTCGTGTTCGTTTCAGCCATAGCTGGTCTCCAGAGTCCTGAGCCCCGAGAGGCCATGCCGCTCGTGGATGTAGTAGCCGATCGCGTCTGAGAGATGCGTCAGCTCCGGCGTGGCCTTCTTGTCGATCTCGCCGCTTCCGCCTTCGAGCAGGGTGACGCCCTCGAAGTCCTTCACGACATGCGGCGCCTTCCTCGGATCCACGGCGAATCGCACGGTGCCGTCGGCCGACTTCAGCCGCGTGTTCACCGAGTTGACGCGATCCCGCTCGTGCGGATTGCTGCGCGTCGTGCGCGTGAATAGCTGCGTGAAATGCGGCTTGAGGTAGTTGCGGATCATCTCCCAGTCGTTGCCCTCGGTCTGACTGGTCTTACGCGCGCCGCCGGTGGCATCGCCGTAGATGTGCACCTCGCCCTTGTGGTGCCCCCAATCCTTGGCCAGCCGGTTGCAGACGGCCGGCGTGTTGCTGTTGCGAGGGATCCACACCTCGCCGATGCAGCAGGTCGTCTGCATCACGCCGGTCGGCGTCTGGATGTCGTGCTCCTGCAGGATCGCCGCAATGCCGGGGTCGACGTTGAAGTCGAAGCAGAAGATCAGCGGCCTTCGGCTATCGTATTCGAGCGCGCGCAGGTGGACATTGGCGTCCCACTGGTAGTAGGCGAGGCCCTCGAACGAGACGAAGTCTGCCTCGTATTCCTGGCGGTAGGTCAGCGGGTCGAGGTCGCGCTTTGCCGCCTCGATCTCCTCGGGCGCGAGCACCACCGAGCTGGGCCAGTGGAACGAGTCCCAGTCCTGCCGCGACTTGGCATCCCGCCACAAGTCGTAAAAGTGATTGCGGCCCTTCGGCCTGCCCGTGAACCAGCACCAGCCCTGCCGGCCAAGGGTTGACAGGGCCGGGCGCAGCGTCTGCGACCACGCCTCAGGCTTGCACTCGGCGTATTCGTCCAGCACCGCGCCGTCGATGGCGATGCCCTCGATGCGCTGCGGCCTGTCGAGCCCGACAACCATCAGCTCGGCGCCGCTGCGGAAGCGGATCGTCAGGTCGCTGATCGACACCTTGTCGACCATCCAGCCGTGCGGCCCGCCCGGATACGTCATCGCTAGGCGCAGCAGGTCCGTCCAGAAGATGCGCTTGGCCTGGTCGCGCGTCGGCGCGCAGGCCACGAACTTGGCGTCGGCGATCTCTGCCTGAGCCGCTCGAGCTACCAGTCGCCGCTTCGCCCGCTCGGTCTTGCCGCTGCGCCGGCCGGCAGCCACTACCCGGAACCGGGCGGAATGGTCCCTGAGCCTCACCTGCTCGGGCACGTCCTGCAGCATGGTCCACCGGGACTCCATCATGCGCCGCCGGCCTCCCGAATCGCTCGGTTCGCGTCGAGGATGCGCCGCTGCGTCTCCTCAGCCGATTCGCTGATACCGCCCTGCGCCGCCTGCACCTCGAGCTCGTGCTTGCTCATGTCGAGGTCCATCCGCTGCAGGTGAGTGAGAGTCTTCGCCAGCGACGCCAGCGCCCGCGGCTTGATGTCCGGCTGCTCCATTGCCGCGAGGATCTTGAGGATGAAGCGAGCCTTTGTTTCAGGCGGAAGCGACTCCGTCCAAAGGGGTTGCCTCGCCAGCTTCTCCCACATCCGATACTCACGGGTCGGGTTAGCCACATGGACTCCCCTTTCCCCTGGGTCGAATCAGGGAAAAGATACCTGTCCCCGGGCGAGAATCTGAGCCAAGCACGCTCAGACCCCATCCGCTACGGGGAGCGGTGCGCAGAAACCGCCACTCAGTCCCAGTCGTGGGAATGGCATCTTGGCATCGAATCGTGCCACTGATGCCGGGAGGCGGTCAAGACGGCTCTACCGCCGCTGTATGGCCTCCGCCTCAGCAATCATCTCAGGGATCGACTGCAGCGCAGTCTCGCAATACTGCAGGTCGAGCAGGGCGTCAGCGGCACCGATACGGATCGGCCACGACGCCATGCCGTTGCGCCGAAGATCGTCGCGGAGCAGCGCCTTCCAGCCCCGGAGTTCCTCGCGCATGATTGGCAGAGCCTCCTGCATCTCTCGAAGGTGTCGGCGAAGTGACTTGGCGAGCGATGCGCCATCGGGGCTCTCCCGATTGGGGCACAGCACCATGATCATCCGACGCGCTCCCATGGCATGAGCAGCTCTCTGTCGACGATGGCCTGCATCTGCCTCTCGACCTCGGCCGCGTGCCTGACATCCGTCGGCTCGATCGTCCCGGCATCAGCCGCGCGCCGGTAGCGGCGGCGGCAGCCCTTGCAGTTCACTTCCTTCTGGGTCACCTGCACGCCACACTTCGGGCAGAACTTCGCCGGCTTCTTGGCGCGGGCGATCTTGGTGTTGGAGCACGGCATGCACCGCTGCGAGCGGGAGCCGATTGGTGTGCCGCAGTCAACGCAACGGTTTGTGTTCATCGCTTCAACTCCTTCTCGATGCTCGCCTCTCATTCGGTCAGCACCTTCGCGATCTCGCGTTCGAGTTGTCGGACCCCGCAGTCGCAGTCTGGCTCGTGGAAATTGCAGGTGAAGTGGTGGTGCAGGTTGCCGACACCAATCTCAGGCTCGCCAAGGATCCGCTTCAGCAGCGCCTTCACGCGGTCGCGCTGGTCGGCGATCTGCCTGACGTAGGCTGGACTGATGTAGCCAGTCTCGATCTTGCTGCGGATCGTGTCGTCCATGTTCATCGCTTCAGCCTCTCCTTGATCTCGTCCACGAGGTCCATCGCCACCGCCGCAGCAGCTCGCGCTGTTCGATCCAGGACTCGGCGAGTTCCGGGGTGATGTCCATCGCGGCGCAGGAGAACCGATGGCGCTCGTCGGTGTAGTCGGAGCGGATCGCGATCTCGGGGACATCGTATGCCGCCTCCAGTTCGAGCAGGGCGCGGACGCGCGCTTCGAGCGAGTTGCCGGGGTCGTTCATGGCTTCTCCTCGTGTCGCGTGCCTTTGCAGCGCGGGCAGTCGATCCACAG